TTGTACATAAAGCAGCAGAGGACTATGTACGCGATGGTACGCCCATACCCGAGAAATTTAAATACATGCAGCCCATACTTGATGCACTTATCACAATACCGGGAGAAAAACATTGCGAGATTGAGTTAGGTATAGCCGTTCGTGATGGGCAGTTTGAAGCATGTGCGTTTGACGCGCCTGACTATTGGTGGCACGGCATCGCCGACTTAGTAATTATAGATGGGGAGTTAGCGTGGTTGGTGGATTACAAGACTAGCAAGAATGCAAAGTACGCAGACCTTAAGCAGTTAGATTTATTAGCCGCCGCTGTGTTCCTGCATTACCCCGAAGTGCGTAAAATTAAATCAGCATTAGCGTTTGTAATAAGCAAGGACTTTGTTAAGAAAGATCATGTACACACTTTAACAACATCGTACCTTGAGGTAATGAAGCCCGAACTTGAACGGTTAGAAGCAGCGTTGGATAATAAAGTTTGGAACCCAATCTCAGGACCGCTATGTGGTTTTTGTCCTGTTAGTACTTGTGTACATCATAGAAAAAGGAAATGATATGCCCTACGTAAACAAACCCCGCCCCTACGACAAAGAATACGCCGACTATCAAGGCAAACCTGACCAGATAAAGAAACGTGCTGAACGTAATAAAGCACGAGCAAAGCTAACAAAGGCGGGTAAAGTTAGTAAAGGAGATGGCAAAGATGTAGCCCACGTTAAAGCTATCGACAAAGGCGGTTCAATTACTGATGGTTTACGGGTAGAAACTGCTGGTAAGAACCGTTCGTTTAAACGAGATTCGAAACGTAACCTTGTATCAGAAGTTAGCACCCGAGAACGCAAAAAGAAATGAAAGACTATAACTGGCCCGGACAATTTAAACCCTTTGCACATCAAAAAGTAACAGCAGGATTTTTAGCTGAAAGACCAAAAGCATTTTGTTTTAACGAACAAGGTACTGGTAAGACTGCATCTGTTATATGGGCGGCTGACTACCTTATAAATATTAAAGCAGTGCGTAGAGTGCTAGTGGTATGCCCCCTATCAATTATGAAATCAGCATGGCAGAACGATCTATTTAAATTTGCTATGCACCGCACTTGTGACATTGCGTATGGTAGTAAAAAGAAACGTGCTCAAATCGTTAACAGTGATGCGGAGTTTGTGATTATTAATTTTGATGGTCTATCTATTGTTAAGGAGGACATTAAGAACGGTGGGTTTGATTTAATAGTTATAGATGAGGCATCGGCGTACAAAAACCCTACAACTGAACGTTGGAAAGTATTACGTGACCTGAACAAAACTATACGGGGCCTATGGATGCTTACTGGTACTCCAGCAGCGCAATCTCCAGTAGATGCATTTGGTCTAGGTAAACTTGTTAACCCTAAAGGTATAGCTCAATTTTATGGGCAGTTTAGAGATCAAGTTATGTACAAAGTAGGTACGTTCAGGTGGGTTCCTAAACCTAATGCACAAGCCGTAGTACATGCAGCATTACAACCTGCAATACGATTTGAAAGAGCTCAATGCCTTGACCTGCCTGATGTTACTGACGTTAAACGTGACGCACCGCTAACGCCACAACAATTAAAGTATTACAAAGCACTTAAGAACGATATGATTATGAAAGCCGCAGGAGAAGAAATTAGTTCAGCTAACGCGGCTACTAACTTAAACAAGCTATTACAAATTTCTGGAGGTGCAGTCTATACAGATAACAAAGAAGTAATAGAGTTTGATGTATCCAATAGGCTACAGGTAGTGCTTGAGGTAATTCAGGAATCTAGTCATAAGGTGCTAGTGTTTGTACCTTTTACGCATACTATTGATTTATTAAAAACTTATTTGATCAAGCATCATATATCTTGCGAAGTTATCAATGGGCAGGTTCCTGTTAATCGTCGTAGTAGTATTGTTGATGATTTCCAAAAGACCGATAACGTAAAGGTTCTTATCATACAACCTCAGGCAGCTTCACACGGTCTCACACTAACCGCAGCTAACACTATTATTTGGTATGCACCCGTGACTTCAGTTGAAACATACCTTCAAGCAAACGCACGTATCAATAGACCGGGGCAAAAAAACTCTATGAATATCGTGCACATAGCAGGGAGCGAAGTAGAGGCTAAGGTTTACAACATGCTTAACAGTAAGATAGGAGAACACGTAAAAATAATTGATTTGTACCGACAGGAAATTGAAGAGGTTTCTTGACAAAGTATAAAACATAGATATAATAATAATTCCACGCTAGGAGAAAGTAATGGAAGCAAAAGAAGATAAAGTATCTGCCGAAGAATTGGCAAAGATATACATCAAGATACGTGATGCAAAAGAAGCGGCGGCTGAAAGGCATAAACAAGAGATTGCATCATTCAACGAGCAGTTAGATGCTATATCAAGAGAGCTATTGGGCATATGCAAAGATTTAGATGTGTCTAGTATGCGCACGGGGCACGGGACAATCATTCGTAGGGTTACAACTAATTTCAATACAAATGATTGGGGTTCGATGTTCGAGTTCATTAAAGAGCACGATGCATTTGGGCTACTACAACAGCGGTTAAACCAAAGTAATATGAAGCAGTTCTTAGAAGAGCATCCTGAACTACTACCCCCGGGTTTGTGGTCAGAGAGCAAATACACCATCGTAGTTAAAAGAAGTTAAATTTTTCAGGAGAAGTAACAATGAGTAACGTATCAATTTTTTCACAAGAAGTACCCGAGTTTTTGCGTGGCACTGAGGGACTTAATGATCTTACTAAAGCTTTAGCAGGTAACATAGGTTCAGGTGCTAAGCGTATTTCTATTCGTGGGGGTGTGTTCCGTAAACAAGTTGGAGGTAAGGAAGTAGGTAAGTTAACTGATCGTGTACTGAACGTAATTATTGTTAACGCTCGTAAGAACGTATCACGAGTTTACTACGCAGGGAAATACAACCCAGATGAAATCGTACCTCCTACTTGCTGGGCAAATGATGGTGATGCACCTGATGCGGGTGTAAAGGATAAGCAGAGTAGTTCTTGCGCAACATGCGCACAAAATATTGCAGGGTCTGGGGATGGTAATAGCCGTGCTTGCCGTTTTCAACGTCGTATTGCTGTTGTGTTAGAGGGTGATACATCTGGTGACGTGTACCAAATAGCACTTCCAGCTACTACAATTTTTGGTAAAGGTGAAGGTAACTTACACCCGTTTGAAAGCTACACAAAATACATAGCGGGCAATGGGCGTAACATTGACCAGATTATTACGCAAATAAGTATGGACTTGGATAGCGACACAGCTAAGTTATTGTTCTCTCCGTTACGTCACATCAACCAAGAAGAGTGGGAAATTGCGAAGAAGGCTGGGGAATCAGTAGAAGCTAAGAACGCAATTACTATGACTGTTGCACAATCAGACGGTGTAAGAAAACCTCTAGTACTAGAGGGTAAGCCATTAACTGAAACTGCATTTGCAGCGGAAGAAGAGGTGATTGACGAACCAGTTAAACGTGCGAGTAAGAAAGTAGACACCCCTGCACCCGCAGGTAAATCAGACTTGGCATCTGTAATCAATGCATGGAGCGACGCGTAAACAATTATGAGCTACGGATACAGTTCAATGCTTGTTGAACGGAACAAGAAGGCAGATCGTAGTCATCTTGGCGTAGCTCTTGGTAGGAAGTGCATAGCCCGCAACATCCCAGTAACGTATATTTCATCGCAGTTTGGTGTTAGTCGCATGACAATATACAACTGGTTTGTTGGGCAGCACTTACCCCAAGCGCAATACGCTTCCGCAATCGCAGAGTTTCTAAAGAAACTTAAATAACACTGGGTATGGACTGTAGGGGGCTTGCCCCCAGCCTACTCGTCTCTGGAATAAACAGATGGATAATTTTGACCTCCTCGATGCCGTACTGCCCGACAATGGGTGGTTCGCTGTAGTTGGTATTAAAGGCAAATCCATTAGACAGGAGTTAGTACAAACACGACAAGAACTTGATGATATCGCACAGAAGTTTATGCAAGAAGAGCGCAATGTATTTTTTGGATGCGCTAAGTACGCAACAGATAAGTCACGTACTAAGGCTAACGTATTAGCACTTAAAAGTATGTGGTTGGATATTGATTGTGGGGAAGCCAAGGCAGCAGACGGTTCAGGGTATGCAACTCAGTCTGAAGGTCTTACTAAGCTACAAGAATTCTGCAAACTGATTGGGCTACCTAAACCAATCATCGTCAACTCGGGGCGTGGTTTGCATGTGTATTGGGCTTTTACAGAATCAGTAGACAGAAAGCAATGGGAGCCTGTTGCGGCTAGGGTAAATGAACTTTGTAAGATACATAACTTTTTAGTTGATGCAAATGTATTTGAGGTTGCTAGAATTTTACGCATACCTGACACTCTTAACTTTAAGGATAGCCCACCTAGTAACGTATCTGTAATGGTAATTGGGCAGCCGATTGAATTTGATGCGTTCGTTAAACTACTCGGGGTAAAAGATACACCCACTTTATCAATTTTTAACACCGTACCACTAATAAAAGAAACAGGACTTAACGCTCTAACGCAGTCACTTGCAGGTAACACCATTCAGAAGTTTAAGAACATTATGATTCTTGGAGAGAATGGATGCCAACAACTTAACCACGCATTTGCAAACCAAGCAGATATACCTGAGCCACTATGGTGGTCGTCACTAACTGTAGCTAACCAGTGCGTAGACAGGGACAAAGCTATCCACATGATGTCTAGCCAACATCCTGACTATGAACCAATTGCAACAGAACGTAAAGCTACACAGGGGGGAGCAGAAGCAGGACCACATCGTTGCGCAACATTTGAAAAACATAATCCCGGTGGATGTAAGGGTTGTAAGTGGCAAGGAAAGATACCCGGACCGATTGCTCTGAGTAAGGAAGTAGTTGAAGAAGAGCAAGAAGCATACGAGGTAGAAGTAGAGGTTCCGGAGGAGGATGACTTAAACATTGTTGATGGTGCTGCACCAGAATATAAGATACCTGCGTACCCAAAACCTTACCAAAAAGGTCCTAACGGTGCAGTGTATTTACCGCCCAACGGAGAAGAAGCCGAACCATACTGCGTATACGAACATGCTATATACGTAGTTAAACGTATGCACGACCCAGACTTAGGGCATGTCAATTTACTTAGACTGCATTTACCTATGGACGGTGTTGTTGAATTTGTAGTACCACAAGCCATCGTAGCTGTTAAAGAAGAGCTACGTAAAGTATTAGCTAAAAATGGTGTAGCAGGTACACCCACACAAATGAACCATCTAGCCACATTTGTTAATTCGTTTGTTAAAAATTTACAGTATTCTAAGAAGGTAGAAATCATGAGAACTCAATTTGGTTGGGTAGAGAACAATACTAAGTTCATACTTGGCGATAAAGAAATTAGTAGGGAAGGTGTATTTGGTAGCCCTCCGTCATCTGTTACTAAAGCAATATCACAGTACGTTGGCCCTGTCGGAGACTTTGCTAAGTGGAGAGAAGTATTTAACATGTACTCCAAGCCCGGTATGGAAGCCCATGCATTCGCCGCATTAACTGCATTTGGTGCACCCCTGTTTAAATTTACTGGTCTTAAAGGGGCGATTATTAATGTGATCTATAAGTTTGGCGGTACAGGCAAGTCAACTACATTGTTTATGTGTAATAGCGTATACGGTCATCCAGAAGCTTTAGGTTCTAACTGGGATGACACAAGAATGGCTAAGATGCAAAGATTGGGGGTAATGAACAACCTGCCATGCACTGTGGATGAAATAACCAGTATCACCCCTGAAGAGTTTTCATCGTTAGCTTATAGCATGTCTCAAGGTCGTGGTCGTGACCGTATGGAAGGTTCAAGTAATAGACTACGTGATAACTCAACTACATGGCAAACTATGTCCCTCGCCAGTGCCAATGCATCATTCTACGAGAAGTTAGCTAGTGCAAAGGCTGGGGGTAATGCAGAGATGTTACGTCTGTTTGAGTACGAGATTGCTCCTAACAACATTATCTCTACGGAAGATGGTAAGCGGTTATTTGATAGACAACTTAAAGAAAATTACGGGCATGCAGGTGAGATTTACATTAAGTGGTTGGTGAATAATACAGAGCAAGCTATTGAAACAGTAATGCATATCCAAGCTAAGATTGACCAAGAACTTAAGCTTACCCCGCCCGAGCGTTTCTGGTCTGCAGTTGCTGCATGTAATATTACTGGGGGGTTAATTGCCAACAAGTTAGAGTTAGCTTCTTATGATATGAAGGCTGTGTATTCATTTTGTTGTAAGACTATCCAAGGTATGAGGGAAGAAATTAAGACCCCCGCAGAAGATGCAACTGTAGTGATTGGCGACTATATCAACCGTCACATGCAGAATATCCTTGTAGTAAAAGCAGATATCGACAAGCGTAGCACCGTAGCATCCATGCCTACTCTTGAACCTCGTGGGGAACTGCTTATACGTTATGAACCTGATACCAAGCAGATGTTTTTAGTTACCAGCAGGTTTAAGTCAGACTGCGTAGAACGTCAGATTAATTATAAAGATGCCCTTAGGGAGTTAAAAAATCGTGGGTTTGTTGTGGGTAACCCTAACAAACGTATGTCTAAGGGCATGAAGATTACATCCCCCGCTGTGCATACCTTGCAGTTCGATTGTTCTAACACTGGGTTTATAGATATGGACGGTTTAGTTGTTTCGGAACTGGACGATGAGAATCGAAACACTGACGTATAACATTAACTGGAGTAGGTTTCGTGCGGGGTATTCGTTTTTCATACCCTGCATAGATTGCAACAAAGCTAAAAAAACTATTCAAACTATTGCCAAGAAGCAAAAAATTAATGTTGTTATGCGAGTAGTCATAGAAGAAGGAGTAAGAGGTATACGCATCTGGCGTGTTTAGTAGTATACTAATATTACTTTCTTGATTTTCTCCTTGTTGTATCTCCTATTACCCCCACCTAGTTAGTGGGGGTTTTTTTATTGCGGTCTACTAGCAGCCTCACGTATGTCGATTAGATATGGGAGATCTTCTTTACGTATAAACATACCGTTAAACTTATATCTTTCCTTACGAGCTGAGTTATCCAACACGCGCCCAATCGTATCTGCATTAATACGAAGGTGTGGTAACGCCGCAAACCTATTGTTAAACTTTTCTATCCTATTAAATACACGTTCTACATCGGCATCACTAGAGTCTTCACTTAACAAAGAGTCGCTAAGCTTACCAAGAATCTCACTACGAGTTTTACCCGCAGCTATCGTTTCTTGTTGTAGCTTGTACTTATTTTCTTGATATCTAGCCAGCTGTGTACTTTGGAAACCTAAAGATTGCATTGCTAAGTTAAACGAAGAAAACTCATCTTTACTCATAATCAAATCCCCGCCCGGAGTTTTAGCTCCTTCCGTTCCTAAGCGGTAAGCAGTTACTGGGTTTTTAAACAGGGCGGGTAAAATACGCTCTAAACCCCTAGCTATCTTACCGTCAGAGAAATCATCTACAGCTTTAGTCATACTAAGACCTGAGGACACACCGGGACCTAAGTTAGCTACTAAATAATTAACTACAGTTTCTTGGGTAGTATTACCAGATCGCGCATCGCGGAACCACATACCATCGTAAGTAGTACGTGAGCCGATGTTAAAGTCACCAAGCTCAGATATAGCACCTTTTTCTAGTACTGCAGCTAAAGTTTTTTTCTTGCCATCAAGTCCAGTTATCTTTATATCTCCAAACATGCGTGGTAAAAATTCATATCTAAACCTAAGATCAGCGTTATATGCAGTGTATGGGTTGTTTGCTATGCGGGCGAGTTTGTCTTCATCATCATCCCCGGCAAGATCATTCAACACTAAATCTATTACGGAACAAACTAGACTGTACATTGGGAATGAAGTAACCCCACCGAAAACTGCAGCCATAGTCAATGCACCAGACAGACGGTGTAAAGAATCGAGAGCTTCTTTTGGGTTGCCTTTAAACACCTGAGTAAGCATGTTATATGCGTTGCGTATAAAGAACGAAGTTATGTTAACGGCATACATCTTAAACTGCCCAACCGTACGACCTAATGTATTTCGTAATACTCTAGGACGGTTAAAATTATCGTACCTACCTAACAACTCCTGCACAGTATTCACTGCTTCTTGGACTGAGGCATCAAAATCTTTGGTCTTAGCGTACGCTAATTCAAACGTCATTAGGTAAGCCATTTCCCGTGTCATACGTTCAGCACCGGTAAACAACGACGACATAATTACGCCTGTAGTTTTTGCCGTTGCACTAAATGCATTAGTAGCCGCACTATCTGGGGTACTACGATTGTTTGTAAGTACAGACGAATTAGTCAGAGTAGTTAACCCACGATCAACAGCCTCTTGAAACGCACGTTGCAGCAACGGGTTATTACGTACTATGCTTGACTCGCCCATAGTAGGCGCAACATAATTAACTTCCCCGCTAGCATCTTCTCGCGTAACTCCTACAGACTTCCATAGGGATATGTATTTAGTAAACTTTGCAGCGGAAGTGCCATACCCGTATTTCTGGTTTAGTACCGGCATAACTAGCATAGGTAAGGCTGTTGTCTGGGTGATAGCAGACGCTACTCCAGTTAAGAGAGAGTAGTACGCAAACTGGTTAATTTTAGTAGCT